AGGCGACCTTGGCGACCATGACGATGCAGTCGATGAGCATGCGGAACGGCAGGGTGAACTTGTACAGGAACTTCAGCGCGAAAACGGTCCCCTCGACGATGACCTTCACGAGCCAGACGATGGCCCGAACGACCGCCGCGACGATCCGGATCACCCAGGACATCGGGTAGATGATGAACTTGATGACGTAGGCGGCGACCTGGGCGATCACGCCGATGACGGTGCCGATGGTCGTCCCCAGCGACCGGAAGCTCGATCCATCGGCGGCGGTACCCACGACGCCGAACACCCCGACGATGGAGAAGATCGCCTTGTAGAGCGTGGCGTAGGCCGAAAGTAGCGCTCGGATCGGCGGTTCGAGTATCTTGGCGACCTTGCGGAACGCCGCACCGATCGCCGTCCAGTAGCCGACGACGTACTCCCTGGCGCGGTGGAACACCATGAACACCGTCTTCACGAACTCCCATAGCCCCATCGCCTTGAGCTTGTTGGCCAACTCCGCGCTGATCCGGCCCGTGCCTCCGGCAAGCGACGAGACCAGCTGCCAGACGCCCTGGAAGACAGCCTTGATCCTCTCGTATGCGCCCATGACGATGTCTCGGATGCCGCCGAAGTTCGTTTGCCAGGCCTTGTAGAGGAGGTAGACGGCCGCCACGACGCCCACCACAATTGCCGTGATCGGGAGCAAGTAGGTCGCCACGGCGGAACCGAGTCCCGCGAGCGCACCGCCGATGGCGATCAAGCCCGCCTTGATGGCCGGGAGCATGATGCCGACCAGACCCGCCGCCGCCATGACTCCGCCGACCGCAACAAGGACTGCGCCTAGTGCCGCCGAGAGCACAAGGATGCCCCGCGTCAGGTTTGGGCAGGCCTTCGCCGCGCGTTGGAGCGCCCGGATGATCTGCGAAATGCCGCTGATGATCGGCATGACCACGGGCAGCAGAAGTTCGCCCATGATCTCCAGCAGGTTGTGGAACTGCTGCGAGACGACCGAGAGCCGCGAACCGATGTCCATGTTCATCGCCTGAGCCATCTCCAGGGTGTACCGTGTGCCCTGGCGCATGGAGTCGTTCATGATCCGAATGTTGCCGTTCAAGTCGCCGACCTTCTGGTAGAAGAGGTCTACTACCGCAACGGCCTCGGCGCGCCCGAAGGCCTTCTGGACTTCCATCTTCTCCATCGCATCGAGCGTGTCGCCGTACCGGTCGCGCAGCTTCTTGAGGATGGCAACCATGCCCAGGAGGTTGTTGTTCTCGTCCACGAACTCAAGGTTGAGTTCCTTTCCCGCTTCAGCGGCCGACTTCATGAACGCGCGGTACTTCGTGCCGGCCTCGGAACCGGACATGGTCGCCTGCAGCATGCCCAGGATGGCCAACTGCTCCTCCAGCGGGACGTTGGCTGTCGTCGCCGCCGCGCCCAGTGCCGAGATGGCCGAAGACATCCCCGCCCCCGTCGTCTTGAACACCTGTACCGCCGATGCGACCCCTCCGGAGAAGAGTTCGCCGAACTCGATGTCGCTCATCTTGGAATACATGTCGCGGTAGATGCCGTAGCCGGTCGCAAATAGGCTCGTCATCTCCGCTACGGACGCCTTCGTGGCCTTGGCCGTGAGCGCCGCGATCTTGGTGTACTCGCCGACGGCAACATCGCTCAGGCTGTTGATGCCGCCCTTGATGTCGTAGGCCGCCGCGATGAACTCCGCCTTGGCCATACCGCCCCAGACGTTGGAGAACTCCTCAGCCGCTTTCGACAGCGCGGCCAGGTCCTTCACACCGACCGAGGCCATCTCGCCCAACGCCTTCTGTGTCCTGATCGTAGATGCAACGACAACAGTGGGCACCGCCAGCAGCGCCATTCCCGCGCCCATCATCATGGTGCCGCGTTGGATCAGCTGCATGTTGCGCTGCATGCTCTCCGCCGCGCCCGCGACCGTGGTGTCGAGGGTCGTCATGGCTGACTGGATGCGGTGGGCGTTTTGCGTGAACATATCCTTCATGCTCACGACCACGCCCATGCCCAACTCGTTCATCATCGCCGGTGCTTCTCCATCTCGCGCCTCTCGTACTCCAGCTGCCGCTCAAGGACCTCCACGAATTCCTGCCGTCTTCGGATCGGCATAGTCAGCACGTCTCGGTAGCCCCAGTGCAGCCCGCCGTAGGCCAGGAAGAATGCATCTCTCAGGACGCTACTGACGGGAACAAAAAAGCCGGCTCGGCCTCCAGCCGCGTGCGGATGCGCGCACCGCAGGAGTCGCACGAGACGTCCACCTGCGTGTTGACCCCGCCGTCCACTCGCGCCATCTCCTCGCGCAGCGCCGACCGGTCGCGGATCGGCATGTCGTTCAGGAGCTTCTTGGAGGGCGGCTGGCCGTCGATGCCGATCAGGCGGATCATCATCGCGGCCGAAAGCGACGGCTGTTTCATGGCCGCCAAGCGCTTCTCCTTGTGGCCGTCGAGATAGCCGAACTTGACGACCTTGCCAGACCCCGGAAGCCGGAACTCGAACTCCCGATCTTCCCCATAGGGCGTGACCTCGAGGTCGTTCAGGTTGACGGTGACGTAGGAGCGCGCGCCGCAGGCCGTGTTGGGGCACGCGAGTTCCAGGTTGACCTCGTCGCCCAGCGACACCTGACGAAGGCGCACCAGGGCAAACAGCCGGTCGCCGGACAGCATGTCGAGGATCTCCTCCATGCCGGGCGACTCGTTGTCGCCCAGCCGCTTCACGCAGTTGAGGAGAACCTGGTTGATGGCGTCGCCGGACTTGATCAGGCGCTGGTTCGTGAGCAGGTCCTCCTCAACACCTGTCATTTCGACCAGGCCGATCTCCGTGCCCGATGGCAACTTGAATGTATGCATCGCCGCGTCTCCTTCTGTTGTGAAAACAAGAAAAGCCCGCTGAAACGAGAGGGTGTCTCTCGTCTCAACGGGCTTGATCCTTCGACGTCCGCTGACAGATCTCAGCGAACTCGAGTTATCAACGCCTCATGAACGACACGTCCGTTCGCACCGCTACGTCTTCCGCTCCAGCAGCACTGTAATGACGCGTTTCAGGTCAGGAACATCCTGCTGCACGATCTTCCAGACAGTCTCCAGGTCGATGCCGAGGTAATCGTGGACGAGGACGTTGCGAAAGGCCGCCACTCGCCGCCAGTCGACTTCCGGGTGCGCCAACTTCGCCGCATCGGACAAGCGCTGCGTGGACTCCGCCAGGGTCTGGAGGTTCCTGAGCACGGCGTCCTGAAACGTATGGGACGCCATGAACGACTCCCGACCGCCGGTCGTGTCCTCCTCGATACGTCGGATACATTCGTGGATATGACGCAGGTAGACAGCGTCGTCTTTCATACGGGCACAGCCTCCCGCAGCACACGGTCCCGAATATCCGTGTTGAGCGCCCGCTGAACGACCACCTCAACCCGACGTCCGAGAAGGTCCTCCAGATCCACGATCAGACCCGCCGGGAACCAGGAGCTTGTATTCGGGCCGACCTCGACAAGGAAGTCCACGTCACTCTCCGGCCCCGCTTCGCCACGGGCGACGGAGCCAAAGAGGCGGATGCTTACCGCGCCGTGCTGGGCGGCGATACGTTTGATCTCATCGCGTTTCTCGTGGATCAGGTCGAGTATCGTCATGTCATGTCCTTTCGACCAAGCACGCCCGTGACGCATCCGAATGCTCCGTGCGTCCATCACCTCCTCGCCTGTGAGAGCCTACCATCGGCCTGCGAAGGCGGCAAGGCGTTGCGTCTCTTAAGTCCAGTACTGATAGCAGATCGTCAGCTTCTCGATGGAGTTTTCGGTGTTCGATCCCTCCAAGTCGTCGTACTCCAGTACTTTAACCCACGCGCCGTGCAATGTCCAGCGGCGGGTTTCCTTGCCAGTGCGGTCATAGCGCACCACGTCGATGTCGCGCAGGTACTGGTCGGGTAGCTGGCCGGTCACGGCGTTCACGTCCACCTGCTGCTTGATCCAGTCGAGCGCCGCCTTGTCCGAGCCGTCCTGAAGAATGCCTTTCTCCAGGGAGATGTCGTCAAACTTCACCCGCCCGGCGACCTTCTGGTCGAACATCGATCCTGCCGGCGCGAAGGCGACCTCCTCGAACTCCGTCTTCGGCTCCCCGCCTTTGCGGAAGAGCGCCACGTCGAACCCGTTCACCTCGATGGCGAACTGCCAGTTCTGGTACAGGCTTTTCGGCATGTTGCCGCTGCGCATCTCGAATCACCTCCTTACACCGGGTTGAAGATTTCGGCGAACGTGCCGCCCGTCGCCACGAGGATGAAGTTGAGTTCCACAAACTCCGCCGTCTTGGTCGGCTTCACGAACACCCTGCACACCAGTTCGTTGCGGTCGATGTGCGCCGCAGTGTTCGTCTCCTCGTCGCACTGGACGGCGAAGTCGTACAGGCCGCCTTTCTCCTTGATGCCCTGGAGGAAGGGGTTGATCAGCCGGATCAGCGCGCGCCATGTCTGCGGGTTGTGCGGCTCGAAGACCACGAAGCGGCTGCTCTCGGCGATGGCCTCCTCCATGTACATCATCAGCCGCCGGACGTTGACGCGGTCGAGCGCCGACGGCTGCGACTGGAGCGTCTTCTGGCCCCAGATGTTGATGCCGGAGTCGGGGAAGCTGGCGATGACGTTGATCCCTTCGGGGTAGAGCACGTCGCGCTCCCCG